ACTTCAAAGTAGTTTGTGACACAACAAATAACACGCAACAGATTATTGATTCAAACCAGTTTGTTGGTGATATTTACATTAAACCTGCTCGTTCTATTAACTACATTCAGTTGAATTTTGTTGCAGTAGCTACTGGTGTTGACTTCACAACAATCGTTGGCGCAGTCTAATAAATAATACCATAAGGAGAACAAAATGGCTTTTAATGTAACAGATTTCAGAGCAAACATGATCGGAGACGGCGCACGTCCTAATCTGTTTAAAGTGGGTTTGTCTTTACCATTCTACATTGATGGTGGTACAGAAGCTGCTAGAAAAATTGAATTCATGGCTAAAACATCACAGATTCCAGGTTCTACAATCGGAACTGTACCTGTGTATTACTTTGGTCGTGAAATGAAATTTGCTGGCAATAGAACATTTGCTGATTGGACCATTACAGTTATTAACGATGAAGATTTCAGAGTTCGTGCTGGCATAGAAAGATGGATGAACGCAGTCAACAGTCATGCAGGAAATGTTAGAAATGCACAAGCAATTTCTAATGGCGCAGGCGCAGGTTCAATTGGTGGTTACACCACAGATGCTACTGTTTATCAATTTGGCAAAACAGGCGACATTTTAAGAACCTACAATTTCGTTGGTATATTCCCAATTGATTTGACACCAATTGATTTGGATTGGGGTTCAAATGATTCTATTGAAGAATTTTCTGTGACCTTTGCTTACCAATACTGGACAGCAGAATCCACAACCTGATAATATATAAGGAGGGGTTATTCCCTCCTTTTATGTTTTTTTGATTTCGTTATTTACAGATATACAACATGGCAAATTTAAATAAATTCTCACTTTTCGGTTTCACAATATCCCGTGAAAAGGAAGAGTTGCAAGATGCAGCTCAGCCTGCATTTGCGCCGCCGGCTTCGGATGATGGTGCATTAACTATTACATCTGCAGCTTATTATGGAACATATGTTGACTTAGATGGCACTGCAAAAAATGAAGTAGAACTCATTTCTCGTTATCGTGAAATGTCTATGCAGCCAGAAATTGAATCAGCTATAGATGACATAGTTAATGAAGCTATGTTCCAAGACGATGATGGTATAACAACCAATATTGTTTTGGATAACTTAAAACAACCAGAAAAAATCAAGAAAGCCATTAAAGACGAATTCAATACCATTGTTAGATTATTGAATTATAATAAAATGGCACAAGATATTTTCCGCAGATATTATGTTGATGGTAGAATGTTCTATCACATGATTATCGATAAAGATAATCCAACAGAAGGCATTAAAGAACTTAGATATATTGATCCACGAAAACTTAGAAAAGTTCGTGAAATTAAAAAGATGAAAGATGAAAGAACTGGTGCAGAAGTTCCTGTAACAGTCAATGAATATTATATTTACAACGATAAGGTTGTCACTGGAAGTTCATCCAACTATGGTCCAGTTGGTGTACGCATTACGACAGACTCTATTATTTCCGTCGTTTCTGGCCTTATGGATAGTCGCCGTGCTGTGGTACTTTCTTATCTACACAAGGCAATTAAACCATTAAATCAATTACGCATGATTGAAGATGCAACAGTCATCTATCGTATTTCAAGAGCACCAGAACGCAGAATTTTTTATATTGATGTTGGCAACTTACCAAAATTAAAAGCCGAACAATACCTTCGTGATATTATGGTCAAATATAAAAACAAATTAGTTTACGATGCAAACACTGGTGAAGTCCGTGATGATCGTAAATTCATGTCTATGATGGAAGATTTTTGGTTGCCTCGCCGTGAAGGCGGTAAAGGCACAGAAATCACCACATTACCAGGTGGACAGAATTTGGGTGAGTTGGAAGATGTAAAATATTTCCAAAAGAAACTTTATCAATCATTAAATGTTCCAATATCCAGACTTGAACCAAATCAAGGTTTCTCTATTGGTCGAGTTGCAGAAGTTACAAGAGATGAACTAAAATTTAATAAATTCATCGATAGGATGCGTAGTAAGTTTTCTGATGTTTTCAATCAAGCTCTTCGTGTTCAATGTGTATTAAAAGGTATTTGCACTGTTGAAGAATGGGATTTATTTAAAGAAAATATTCATTACGATTTTATTAAAGACAACAATTTCACTGAATTAAAAGATGCGGAGTTAATGAAAGAAAGATTATCATTGTTAGCTTCAATAGATCCATATGTTGGTTCCTACTACTCTAGAGCATGGGTTCAAAGAGAAGTCTTAAGAATGAACGATGATGAAATTGTTGCAATGGAAAAAGAATTAGACAAAGAAAAATCATTAGGTATGGGTATGCCAACAGAAATTACAAATGCTGTTGCACAACAACAAATGATGGGTGATGTTCAGTTGGATCAAATGGAAAAACAAATGGAAATTATGCCGCCTGATCAAGGCAAACCAGGTACTTCCGGTTCAGCTAAACCTGCGGCCAAACCGCAACCCAAAACAAATTCTAAACCATCAGGTAATTTTGATTTAAGTTTGGAAAATAAAACTTTTACTAAATTGAAAAGAATATTATAAGGAGTTATTATGACAGAAGCAACTAAAGCAATTGTTGATTATGCTGAAGATGGTAATGCAGTAGAGGTACGCAACGCTTTGTATAATGCAATTCAAGATAGAATTATGGATCACCTTGATGCAGAAAAACAAAGAATTGCTAAATCTATGTTTAATACACAACAGGAACCACAACAATCTACAGAAACAGAAGTGGTAATTGGAGCTCAGGAAGGTGAAGAAGTTTAAAGATCATTTAACCCAAAATAATCCTCATACCGAGGATGATTTGGTATTGGAATTTCTTACATCTGAAGATATAGATCAATTAGAAGAGGCTTCTATTGATCCAAATACAGCACAAAATTTGCCAGCTGTGTTAGTCATGCAAAGAAAATCTTTTAGAGTTTTCCCAAATGGTCAAAAAGTTGCAATGTATTATATACCAAGACTAGATAAATATGTAACAATACCATATGGTGAAGGTTCTTGGTCAATGGTACCTAAGTATGAAGAAACTATTATTGATAAATTAAAATTTATTTACGAAAATAATCAATCAAAAACAGTTGAATTTGAAAATGGTGATGTTTTAAAAGTTGATACAAGAACAGCCAAAAATATACTTGAGGTATACGATTCTTTAAACTCGGATAATAAAAAAAGAGTGAAAGAATTAATTGAACAAGATAAAATTGGTTTCAAAAAAATGGCCGATTTTGCGTGGAAACACATTAAAAACAATTAATAGGGATAAAAAATGGCAAACTCATATGAATATCAGGTAGTAAAGGACACTACAGAACATGTTGTTATTAAATTAACAGCATCATTTGATGGTTCAGGACAAGAATCTAATGTAGTTCGTATTCAAGCTAATACATTGTATGGTGCTTTGGCAACCAATGGATATCTTGTTGCAAATAATCAAGGTGGTGCGGCCAACACAGCATTGAGTTATTATGGACTTTCTGTTCATCGTGTATGGTATGACTGTTCAACAACAGGTGATGTTCAATTAACATGGAATGCTACAACACCAAAAACTATTATGTTCTTAAACGGCAATAGTGAATATGATGGCGCAGGAAACTGGGTAACAATTCCAAACAATGCGGCTGGTACAGCAGGTTGCAAAGGTGATATTGGTGTTATTACCCGTGGAATGGTTTCTGGAGATAGTTATACGATTGTTATGGAATTGCGTAAAGATAATGCACATTATCAGCGTGGTCAATTTAATGATCCAGCTGCTTTCAATTATACTCCATATGATATTCGTCCATAAAAAGGTAATCAAATGAAATTAATTAAAGAAATTACCGAATCAGTCAATTACTTAACAGAAGAAAAAGATGGAAAGAAAACTCTTTTTATTGAGGGTCCTTTCCTCGTTTCTGAAAAAGTTAATCGTAACGGCCGCATGTATAAAGAAGAAACCATGCGTAAAGAAGTAAACCGTTACCAAGAAGAATACATTAATAAAAATCGTGCCTTTGGTGAGTTGGGACATCCAGATACACCGTCAATCAACCTAGATCGTGTTTCTCACTTAATTGTGGGTTTGCGTCAAGAAGGTAATGATTGGATAGGCAAAGCTAAAATTCTTGAAACACCTATGGGTAATATTGCAAAG